GAGTTCGACTCTCGCCACTCGGACCAAAATGAATACGGCTGTTTCACCGACAAAAAAACCGCTAAGTGACGATGCTTAGCGGTTTTTTCTTTGTTCAAATCTGTTCAAAAACGTTCAAAAATGTATATTATTCATGGTGCATTCATGGTGCAAAAATTTTATACATTGTTTTGCAATCCAGGTTATCGGGATTTTGGTGCGGATTTGGTGCAAAAAAATGCGCCGAAGTGGTTGAACCACCGCAGCGCATAAATTTTTTTTGCAACATTAAGTAGGGGCATCCCTTAATTAACATTTGACAAAATAACTTCAAGCTTTTTCCGTGCTTCCTCAATCATTTGGGGCTTAAGGGCTAAATAAACTTCATGAATCATTTTGGCGTTTGCATGACCCACAAGCTGAATTGCAATCTCTTCCGGCACACCGGCCATTGCAAGCATGCAGACATATTCGTGCCGGAATTGGTGCCCACACACAGGAACTTTCCAATCAGTATATGCAACGGTTACATTCTTGCCATGCTTTACAACGCTTTTGGTTCTGGGCACCGGCTTTGCCACGCCGTATTTTCGCCAGAACTTTTGCCACATACGATCATAGCGGCTTTTGCTTACAGGCTTTGTATCAAGGCCAATAATGTATGTGTCTTTTGGCATTTTGCGGATGGGCTGTAGGGCTTCTTTTAACATGGAAAGCAGCGGCACTTGCCGGATTGCTGCCGGGGTTTTGCCATAATCCCTTATCACAGCGGCATTGCCCTTGTGCTCTATCGTTTTTGTGATGTGGATGATGTTTTTATCAAAGTCAATATCACGCAGCTGTATGGCGCACATTTCGCCCTTGCGCTCGCCAGTGCAAAGATAAGCCACCGCAGGGAGCGCATCGGGGTCAAGGTAATGTTCCTTTACCACTGCCACTTGCTCGTTTGTAGGGGGCTGTCGTTTGCCCTTATGCAGGCCGCGCGGCATTTTAGTTTGCGTTGCCGGGTTTACATCTCCGCGCCACTTTGGACTGTCAATCCAATACTGGAAGATGTTGTTTATCACAGTCTTTTGGTTTGATACCGTTGTGGCAGCCCGCCCTGCCATTTCAGGCCCGCGCAGAAATTCCGCGATCATGTAAGGCTCAATTTCCCGCATGTGGTATTCGCCAAACTCGTCAGTAGCCCGCTTAACGGCAGGCAGGTAGCTTTTTTGCGTTCCGCTTTTCATGCCCTGCACAACGCGGATATATTCTTTTGCAATTTCGCTGAACAGCGGCCCAGCATTTGAACGCTCTTCTTCAATTCGTTCCTTTTCTTCCTGTTCTTCTTTGGCATCCTCAACCTTTTCCCAAACCTCTGCTGGTGTCTTAGCTGAAAAGGTTTTCCAAACGCCACCTATCATCTCTTTGCGCTGGTATCTTCCGTCTTTTCTGTGAAAGAGCCCAACTGTCAAATCCTTTTTCATCTTGCAGCCCTCCAAAAAATGTTTTATAATGAAACCGTCAACTTTTCATGTTGACGGCCCTTTATCCCTTGCTGGTGTGGCACCACCGGCAGGGGATTTTTTATTTTTCCCTTGCGTTATATTCGCCGTTGCCTGCCAGAACGGCAGCTTCTCCGGCTTGCAGGCATATTTGCAGGTGGTCAAAGTCCGGCTTGGTGCTTTCCGGGCAGGGGTCATTCCCAGTTGCGGTATCTATCCGGTAGTTTTGTATTACGGCCTGACAGACGCGTACACGGCTTTGCATGGACGTATGAGCGTTAGCACATAACAAGTCTATCTGGCCCGCCCAATCGCTCCCGTGCGCCCCACACAGGATATATAGCAGGCGGCGCTTGTACAGACCTGGCATCTGGGCGATATAATCAGAAAGTGCCTTGTCTACCTGCTCGTCCGTCCAGTTTGGAGTATCGGTATCGCTGAATGCAGACGGCATCCAGATGCGCTGCAACCAGCGCCAGGGGGATTGTTTGCAGACGGTGAACCACATCAACAGATCATCGTTTCGGATGGGGGAAAGCCCTTCTTCCCAGTTGCGCACCGTGCGGATGTTCACATCCATCTGCCGGGCTACATATTCTTGCGAAAGCCCGGATTCCAACCGGCACTGCGAAAGAATAAGTCCTTCACGTTCTCGGAAATCAGCTCTACTTTCCATTTCATCACCCTCAATTTTTTACATGTTTTGCACTTCAAATGCGGTAAAATTTTTATACCGTAACAATTAAGAAAATATAAAGAAATATTTTTTCAAAAAATGCCATGGAAATAAATGGAAGCCATGGCATAAAAAACGTGTTAAGATTCTAACTGTAATTAAAAAACACAGGAGGAATCAACAATGAATAACGTGGAACGTCTAAAGAATTACCAAAACCGTAATGCGGCAACCATTGAAGCCTTGTATCGCGCTGTGCTGCAAGACCGAGCACGGAGGGAAAACAGCCATGAAACTGCCTGATTTAACCACCCCACCAAAGCACGGACGCAAAAGACCGAAAAGCCGGACAGTAAAGCGCAAAACCTGAAATTTGTGCGTTTTGCTAATTGACCGTTACGGCAATCTGTAATAAGATATAAGCACAACATAGAGTTGTCAAAACAACAACTTACAACTGATGCGGGGAAGAACAATGACTGACATAGAAAAGCAAATATCAGCAACCAAACTGGCAATACAACTTTGTGACCAGCTGGGGATTGATTATACATATGGCGATAGGGGATGTACATTAAATGGAGAACCTGTTCCCGATACCGGATTGTTATTCCCCGTAAAAATCCTTTATAAAGGCTATACTACAACGCCGGAATACGACCCATACGATAAAATCTATTACGGCAAGATTGATGGTATCAAAGATTTGGTTGACTATCACGCAGAAACCGTTGACGGCATCGGGCAAGCGATCATTGACTGCGTTGATAATTACATTGCGTTCTGCAAAGAGATTGGGAAAGATCCGGATATCCCTTACCGTATATAATCCGTTTCTTCAACCTGCTGTGCGGTTTCCTCTGTAGCGGGCCATGAAACAATGCTAACGTTCTTTGGGCCTTTATCGAGACTTACATGCAAAGAATAAACACTTATTGCCAAAGAAAACAGCGAAATAATAATAGGGATAACATCAATTCTTTTGTTGTATTTTCGCTTTTCAACGTATCGCCTTAACGAACCTGTCACGTGAAGAATACGCTGCTCCAAATCCGCTTTTGTAAACTGTGCAAGATCTTTGTCAGTAGCATATTTTTTATCTTTCGTACAGATATTAGCGTAATTCTGCTTTGCGAGGAACTTCAAAAAATATTGTTCCTCTGAATTTGAACCGTATCTTTTGAAATAATCGGATATGTAAAAGTCCTGCTTTTTGCACATCCACTTTAACTTTTTGTAGGTTTTGTTATCAATAAAACTGTCAAAAACCTCAATATCTAAATTCATTATACACCCCACAAGGAGAAAAAACATGCCAGACGAAAAAAATCAGAACCAGCCAGATGAAAACATTCTGGCCGCATACGAGAAGATTCGGCGCTTGGGCAATATCCAGAGCACCATTTTCACCATTGCGGATTACCTTTACACTGCCGCATGGGTATGGTTTGGGCTTACAATGCTACTTTTTATTATTGCCGCTACTTTGAAAGGATGAAGAATATGATTAACGAAGATTTTCTGCGCCGCGAGATGAACGACATCAAAGCATCCAACGGATACACCATTGGCATGTTGTTGCTGGTACTTCTGCCCATCGGGTTGAGTATCGTAATGCAGCTGATGATTCTCAAGCTGATTTTGGCCTGAGTTACAGTGATCTGAACGGAGGATATAAAGTATGCTACTTATTGTATTACTTGCGATTTTAACCATCGTATTTGGCTGGATTTCATATGCGCTGCTCGATGCGTTTGGAGAACAAATCGTTTTCTTCGTGGCGCTTGTGCTTGCAATAGCATCCGGCGTTTGCGCTGTGGTTTTCGGCGCAACTGCGCTCGCTTACCGAATAGGATACAAAGCGGACAAAATCAGCGCTGAAACACGTTATCAGGGAATCATCCACCAGATTGAAACTGTTAAATATACGGATGATATCGCGAAAGAACGCCTGTATGAACAAATCATTGCATGGAATCAGGATGTAGAGCGGGGGAAAGCCATTTCTGGAAGCCTCTGGATTAGCTGGAGCGTTTCACCCGTCTACAATGATTTGCAGTGTATTGAATATCCGGATTGGGAAGGCAAATAATACAACCCCACTCAAGAGAGAAACACACACTAGGAGGAACATATGCAAACAAAGAAATATACTGCGGCAGAACAGGCGGAAAACATCAGCAAGCTAATTGCAATCCTGCATACCTTTACGCCTGATCAGCTGGCGGATTTTGCATCCGCTGCGCAAGATTTAATAGCAAAACAGTAAAATCCGGGTTCTGCAAGCAAATAGAAATGAGTTTTTGAATGTTTTCTGGCAAATCGGATATAAGCCCATCGCCTTGTGCGGTGGGCTTTTCTTTTTTGTTGGTGTCATCGCCCTGAATGTCAGAAACTTCAACCCCCAAATATTCGGCTATGATAGGCAGCTTTGATTTTCTGGGGTGGGTTCGTCCAGTATTCCATTGGCTATACACCCCGCTACTTACCCCCAGGTATTCACACAAATCTGCACCATTTTTGTTTTCTTTAGTTAAATAGTAGTTAATTTTGTCTATCGTTCGCACAGTTAAGCACACTCCTTTTGTGAAATGTGCTATATTTCTATTATTTCTAAGTTTGCTCTTTACATTCTTAGAAAACTTAGTTATAATAGAAACATAGCTTGACGGCAAAGCAAAAGCTAAGGCCACAAAATAGCGGTCTTTGGAAAGTTATTGTTTGTTGCAATTCAATAATATCTAATTGTAGCTTAGTTGTCAAGATGTAAAACTAAGTTTTGGAGGTGATTTAATGAAGGAATACACGCAGTACAAAGTGCTGCGGGAAAAAGCCGGGCTTTCGGTCAAGCAGGTAATGGAAGCGCTGAATGTGTCTGACGCTGCTGTGTATTTTTGGGAAACAGGCGCAAACGCACCCAGCACCAAAAAGCTGCCGGACATTGCCAAACTTTACGGCTGCACGGTAGACGAGCTATTGAAGGAGGTGAAACCCAGTGTTCCCAAACCTATTGATTGAGCTTAAGAAGCAGCGTTGTACGCAGCAAGACCTTGCGCAGCATAGCGGAAAGCAGGCAGCCATTGGCGCTGAATCTGCTGTGCGGGCTGTATTTTAAGGAGGTATCCAGCCATGAATAAATTTGAACTTACCGCCGAATTTGTAACGAACGTTTTCGGGAAGAAGCTGTTCCGTATTAAGGCTCTCGTCGCTTTTGGCGACGTTGAGAAGGGAGAACTCGGCGGATTTATTGAGAAGGAAGATAACCTTTCCCACGACGGCAATGCGTGGGTCTACGGCGATGCGCAGGTCTCCGGCAATGCGCGGGTCTACGGCGATGCGTGGGTCTACGGCGATGCGCAGGTCTACGGCAATGCGCGGGTCTACGGCGATGCGCAGGTCTCCGGCAATGCGCGGGTCTACGGCGATGCGTGGGTCTACGGCGATGCGCGGGTCTACGGCAATGCGCGGGTCTACGGCGATGCGCAGGTCTACGGCGATGCGTGGGTCTACGGCGATGCGCAGGTCTCCGGCAATGCGCGGGTCTACGGCGATGCGCAGGTCTACGGCAATGCGCGGGTCTCCGGCGATGCGTGGGTCTACGGCGATGCGCAGGTCTACGGCAATGCGCGGGTCTCCGGCGATGCGCGGGTCTACGGCAATGCGTGGGTCTCCGGCAATGCGTGGGTCTACGGCGATGCGGACTACGCCTCCGTTGCAGGCTTTGGCCGCTACTTCCGCACGACCACATTTTTCCGCTGCAAGGATAAAATTCTCCGCGTACAGTGCGGTTGCTTTTATGGTGATTTAGCGCAGTTCCGCGAGATCGTCAAGAAAACCCACGGCGATAGCAAATACGCCAAAGAATATCTCGCAATTGCCGACTTGATGGAGCTGCATTTTTCTGATGAGTGTGGAGGTGAACAATGAACGATGGGAAAATTCATTGATTTAACCGGAATGCGTTTTGGGCGTTTGGTAGTTTTGAAACGCAGCCCTGATGCAGGGAAAGGCGTGAAATGGATTTGCCGATGTGATTGTGGGAATACCACAGCAGTATATGCCGCTAAATTGAAAAACGGGCATACACAATCTTGTGGATGTTTGCAAAAAGAAAGAACAAGTTTGGCTTGCCGTAAGGATTTAACAGGTGAAACTTTTGGTAGGCTTACAGTTTTGCATGCGGCTTGCAGAACGCCATATGGGCATTATCGTTATGTCTGCCAGTGCGATTGTGGAAACATTATCACCGTTGATGGAGCCAATCTTACTTCTGGCGCTACAAAAAGCTGTGGATGTTTCCGCAAAGAGGTTACGCGAGAATTAAAACTATCTCATGGAATGGTTGGAACGCGGATATATAGATGCTGGCGGAATATGTTCCAACGATGCTATTCGCCTAAAAACAAAGAATATAAGAATTATGGCGGACGAGGAATCTTTGTTTGTGAAGATTGGCACGATTTCAAGAAATTCTATGCTTGGGCAATAGCTAACGGATATCGAGATGATTTGACGATTGACAGAATCGATGTCAACAAAGGCTACTGCCCAGAAAATTGCCGATGGGCAGATTGGTACACACAAGCAAGAAACCGAACAAATAACGTTTTTATAACGATTGACGGTAAAACAATGATTCAGGAAGACTGGGCTAGAGAGCTTAATATTTCGTCCGCAACACTTAGGAAACGGCGAAAAAAGAATGTTATATCGGAATCCAAGCCCACAAAGGCCGCGAAGCCTTCCGGCTGCTGTGTTTGAAAGCTTTGTGAAAGGAGGGGAGCATATGCCCCGTGAAAAGCCCCATTACCAAGAAACCCTTGTAGACATTCGCGCCCGCGCTGCTGAACTTTACCCCGGCGAGCTGCTGTTTGGCTCCACAAAGGTTGCCAAGATTCTTGGCAAATCTCGTGGCTGGGTATGGCAGCATTACGGTAGCTTCCATGATTTAACCGTTGAACAAATTGCAAGCCTTATCTGCTGATTTCCGACATACAAGCGTTGGATAGGCGGAAACAACAAGAAAGGACACTAACATGACTGCAAACAAAAAGAGCCGCCCAGTGTACTGCAATACACTGAACGGCAAAAAACGTGAAATTTTCCGGTTTCACAAGTCCATTTTAGCCCATATTGTTCCGGTTTGCAAGTGCTTTGCAAACTTTACCCTGCTGGGTTGTGCAATCGGCACCATTTGCGCCGCTGCTGGCCTTGCAGAGGGCGGCGGGGTCGCATCTTTGGCCGGGCTTATTGCCTGCCTGTTGGGCGGATGGGCTGCTATTACGCTGCGGGAGGTATTGGCATGAACCATATTGAGATTGAGATGGCATTTGAATGCAACGACCCGCAAAAATACCAGGTGTTTTTTGAAGCCGTGCAGATTGCAATCCTGGATACGAACATCAACGAACAATTGAAACACAGCAAGATTTGCGACGCCTATAGAGCTGCAATGAGCGGCATGGCAAAACGACTTGATGAATCGGAGAAAGCAAACAATGATCGAGCTTGACTTTCCCGGCTGCGGCGCTGCTGACGAATACGGCCACCCCATTATGTGCGAGGATTGCATTTGGGGCGAAACGTGCATTGATAGCACGGTAAGGGAGGATAACGATGGAACTGAAGAGCTATAGCATTAAAGCCACAGGAAGCCTTTACTGCTCGGAAGGCTTTGCAAACATCTGTGTTGATGGGCAATCCTATGGCATTGAAAAACTAATCTGCGAGATGATGAAAAGCCTGAAAAAGGAAGAAAATCTCGGCATTGAAACGTGCGGAACACTGAATATCACGTTCACCAGAGAGCTGGAAAAGTTGACTGTGAACGGGACTGTGACAAAGGAGGAAAAGGCATGAGCGCCCTCAATCTGAAAGGAGAAGCTGTCTGATGTTTAATGAGAAGAAAACGGAGTATTCTACTAAATCTCGGCAGGAGATTCCCGTTATGCAGACCCCTAAATATATTGCAAGCCGTGATAAAGCGTTAAAGGCGATTGCAGATCGCCCATACCTTAAAGAATCTGATTTTTGGATTCTCATGAACGAAACCAAATCCGGGAAGATGGCGTACACAGGCCTGATTATCAACCACAATGCTTGTCTTAAAATCAACGACAATATGCCGGAGAAGGACAAATTCAACCCTGAGTGCGTGTCTGTTGACAAGTCAGGATACGGCAATTCGCTTGTGTACACCTACATAAATAAAGCACAAGGCATTTATGAGGTTGGTGAAGCGTCATCAACGAATTGCAAGAATGCTTATCCTTACGCGATGGCTTATAAGCGGCTGTTTGATCGCACTGTCCTTAAAATCTGCAAGCTGGCATTTGATGGCATTTACTCTGACAGTGAAGCGGATGAATTTAAGGAACGGTACGAAGAAGAGCCACAGCAAGTTACAGCTACACCGGAAGTCACTCTGCAAGCCGTGAAGGACTTGGCTTTGACCGCGCTGAAAGGTTACGCCCAGCGCACAGGCAAAGACAACAAGGCCGTCAACGAGGACGCACGAACCTTCATCGGTAAAGCCTATAAGGACTTCACCGCCGATGACTGGCGCAGCGTTGCAAAGGAGTTTGAGCGCAGAAAATGAGCCATACAATCAACATCGCGGATGTTACCTTGATGGGTGAGATTTTGATGCTTCGTCTTAAAAGCAAGCCGGACATAGAAGAAGCGCAAAACTTTGCAAATGAAGTCAAATCCGGTCCCGGCAAGCTGTTTGCAGGTGTTTTTGGCGAGGTACGGAAAAAGCGCAGCCTGACTTCTAACGCCTACGCTTGGACACTCATGAACCAGCTTGCCGAAAAGCTGAAAAAGCCTGCTGTTGAGATTTACCGCGATCTTGTGCGGGATGTTGCAGGTGCAAGCGATATTGTAACCATTAAGCAGGAAGCAATAGAAACCTTTAAGCGCGGATGGGAAAGCCAGGGACAGGGCTGGCAGGTTGTTTTGCTAGATACCATGCCTACACCAAACGGCACGTTCTGCACGCTGCAATGCTGGTATGGTTCCAGCGTATACGACAGCAAGCAGATGCACCGCCTGTTGGAACTGATTGTGCAGGAGTGCCAGCAGCAGGGAATCCCCACAATGACACCGGACGAAATTGCAAAGCTGAAAGGACTGACCGGCGAATGAAAAACGAATTTGGCGTTGCGCTTGATTCCAACGGCTATGCACCATCCATCATGCCAAACAAGAAAGACATGTTCGGCCACCCACAGTGTTATTGCTGCCTTAACGGCCACGCTTTGGTACGGCATGAAGTGCTCTACGGCCAGAACCGGACAAAAAGCAAAGCTCTTGGCCTGTGGATTTTGGTTTGCCCGGATTGTCACAGATGGATTCACGGCGAAAAGCAGTGCTGGCCCGAGATGGAAGGGCTGGATGCTGGGATGCGGCTTGAACTCAAGATGACCGCACAGCGCATGGCAATGATGGATTACAACTGGACAAAGGAAGAATTTGCCCGGAGGTTTGGAAAGAATTATTTGGAGGATTAAAGACATGTTGAATGTAGTTGCACTTATGGGAAGACTGATTGCTGACCCTCAGCTGCGCCAGACTACAACAGGTAAAAATGTTGCATCGTTCCGCGTTGCGGTAGACCGGGGACGCAAGGATGCCAACGGACAGAATCAGGCGGATTTCTTTGACATCGTGGCATGGGATAAGAGCGCAGAATTTGTCTGCCGCTATTTCCAGAAAGGCAGTTTGATCGCCGTTGAGGGCCGTTTGCAGAGCCGGAACTATCAGGACAAGAGCGGCAACAACAGGAACGCCGTAGAGGTGGTTGTAAACAACGTTTCGTTTGCAGGCAGTAAAGAACCCGCTCAAAGCCAGAACGTGGCTAATAGGGCCGTTTCTGCGCCTGTGGCGGCAAACAATGAGTACGAACCGATTGAAGATGACGGTGATCTCCCCTTTTAATTTTTGAGCGAAAGGCAGGCGATAAAATTGGGTTTTGTACATGGGACGCAGTGGACGGACGATATGGTATAAGCACAGGAGTTTTGAAAAATGGCAAACGAAGGGTACATCAAGCTGTACCGCCGCATGATGAAATGGGGGTGGTACACAGACACTCCAACAAAATGTGTGTTCCTGCATCTGCTATTTCTGGCCTGCTATGAACCCTGTTATTACAAGGGGGTTCACTTGGAAACCGGACAGGCAGTTGCATCTATCCGCCAAATTTCAACAGATACCGGCATATCTGTTCAATCTGTGCGCACTGCTTTATGCCATCTAAAATCAACACAAGAAATAACACAGTGCGAACACGGAAAATTCAGCGTGTTTACGGTGAATAATTACAGTGATTACCAATGTACTAACACAGAATCTAACAAACAGGTAACACAGAACCAACACAGTGCTAACACAGACCCTTATATAAAGAATAATAAAGAAGTTAAGAATACCCCCTATACCCCCCAAGGGGATGACGCGATTTCTCCTCGATTTGACACCTTCTGGTCAGCCTATCCCAAGAAGACAGGCAAGGCAGATGCACGCAAGAAATTTGAGAAGCTTGTTACTGACGAATCTACCTTGTCCGCAATCTTGAAAAGCCTTGAGTACCTCAAGACCACAGAACAGTGGCAGAAAGATAGCGGCAAGTATATTCCGTATCCTGCCACCTGGCTGAATCAAAAACGATGGGAAGACGAAACAGCACAGCCGCCTGCTGAACTCCGCAAGTCTAAAAACCTGATTCCCATCTATGACCGGGAATATACACGTGAGGAACTGATTAACGGGGTTGTTCCAAAGCTCATTGGGTGGAAGGAGGCAGGCAAATGAATACAGCTGTTGCGGAAAAAGCCGTTATCGGCATCATGCTGATAGAACCTGACCGGCAAAGCGAAGCGTTCAAAAGCCTGACAGCGCAGATGTTCAGCATCAAAGACCTGGGTGATATCTTCCTGCTTTGCAAGGAGCTTGATCGCAGAGGAGAACGGGCGGATGCAGTATCGATAATATCACGCTGCAAAGAAAACATCAAGGCGATTGCTTACGAATGCGCCCAGACAGTTCCATCGGTGAGCGGATTTAACACCTACATCAACTGTGTCCTGGATGGATACCGGAAGCGGCTGATGATTGCCAAGATGGGCGAACTTGTGGCATCGGATGCAGACGCGGATGAAATGTTCGGCGCGGTTGCCGCCATGATGGAAAAGCAGCAGCACATCATGGAGCACCAGCGCCAGCGCAGCGCAAAGGACTTTGCTGATGGCATAGATGACTTCCTGCAATGGCTGAAAAAACCGAATGACAACATCCAAACGGGTTTTGGAACGCTGGATAAGCTGACCGGCGGACTTGTACGAAGCGGCGTAACAGTGATTGCTGCCCGGCCCGGCAAAGGCAAATCTACACTGGCTTTGCAAATGGCGGCGCAGATATCGCAAAGCTGCCTGACGCTGTACCAGTCAATGGAAATGAGCCGGGAACAGCTTTACACAGCAATCTTTTCCCGATGGGAACAGATCGACAGCATCCGCATCACAAATCATGCGCTGACCGAAGAGGAAGAAAGCAAGATTGCAGAGGATGCAGAAATCCTGAAAAGGCGGTACAAGCTGATTCTGGATGATTCCAGCCTGACCAGCCTTGCAGACGTTGAACTGACCATCAAGGAGCGAAAACCGGAAGTGGTTGTCATTGACCATCTGGGACTTGTGGCACCACCGAACGCCAAAGAAAAGCGCAATGACGAATTAGCGGCCCTTACACGGGGATTAAAGCAGCTGGCAATGAAATATCATATCTGCATCATTGAGCTTGTACAGGCCGCGAGAGCCGCCGACACGGGACTTATCAAGATGTCCGACATGTTCGGCTCCGCCACCATTGAACACGATGCAGACATGATTCTTGCCATTAACCCGGAACACTACACCAAATTGCGAGAACAGCGGGAAGAAGACCCGCCAAGCGAAAGCGATACCGTGATTGAGATCGTCAAGAACAGGCACGGCGCTTGCGGACAGCTTGATTTTGCATGGGTGAAGCCGTTCCATCTATTTTGTGAGGTGACAAACATTGACTAACCGAGAATTGTACATGCAGCTTGCACAGACTTGCACAGAAAAAACGATTGAACTTGACCGGGAAATGGAAAAATACAGCGAGAAGTTGATGAAGTGCGCTTATGACACAGCACAATGGAAGCTGAAAGCAGCGGAATTCCGGGCAAAGGCACGGGAGGAAGGCATGTGATCTACAAGTACACCATCCCGCTGCCGCCGGTCACGAAAAAGAACTCACAACGCATTTTGGTGAATCGAAAAACAGGAATGCCGTTCATAGCCCCTAGCGGCGCCTATAAGCGCTACGAAGAGCAAGCCATATACTTTCTTGCCCCAAAGCCGAAAACCCCGCTGGCGGGGCGCTGTCGCGTTGTGACAGTGTTCTACATGAAAACCAGAAGAAAATGTGACGTATCGAACTGCTTGGAAGCTGCCCATGACCTGCTTGTGAAAGGCAGAATCCTTGCGGATGATAATTACACGATCATCGAATCGGTTGACGGAAGCCGGGTGAAGTACGACAAAGACAATCCGCGAACTGAAATAACGATTGAGGAATTGGAGGAATAATAAATGCCGGAAACGAAAAAGAAGGTTGTTCCACTATCTGAAAGAGAAACGATTATTACATACAACGATGCAGAGAAAACCGCCAACGTGTACACGATGAACCGGAAACTATCACGTAAACTTTTGGCTATGGCGCAGGAATACCCAAGTTTGGTGAAATTCGTGCGCAAATACCCGGATAGCGCAGTCGAATACGAGCTGCCCAAGAAAAGTATCACCGTGAGCAAACCGCGTGTAAAACGCGTTATAAACGTGCCTGAAACACCCAACTATGGGAAAGAGGAATTAGAAAAGCAATCATTTGTAAACTGTATGGAAGCATGGAAAGGTGGAAACATGGAAAGTGAGTGAAATGACATACAAAGTTCTTGTTGCCTGTGAAGAATCCCAGACCGTCTGCAAGGCATTCCGTGCCAGAGGATTTGAAGCATACAGCTGCGATATTCAGGAACCGTCTGGCGGACACCCGGAATGGCACATCTTGGGCGATGCCCTGAAAGCTATTGAGGGGGGGCGAGTCGTAACAATGGACGGCAAAACGCACGATATTGGAAAATGGGATTTGCTTATTGCACACCCGCCTTGCACATATCTTAGCAATGTTGCAACGCGTAGTTTTTCTTTGCGGTGCACAGCGCCAGAAAAGGTGGTTGCACGGTGGGTTGAGAGGGCAAAAGGCGCGGTATTTTTTATGCGATTTTTCGCAGCAAACGCAGAGCGAATAGCGATCGAAAATCCCATAGGATTTATGAACACGGCGTATCGAAAACCAGACCAAACGATTCACCCATATATGTTCGCAAAATCTACAGAAGATACAGAAAATTACGTTACAAAAGCAACATCGCTTTGGCTGGTTAATCTTCCGGTGCTACATGGAACAGGGCTTCCAAAGCCTGACAACGCAGTATTGTTTGGAAGGCTGCCGAGCGGAAAGGCGCGGACGTGGGAAGATACTATCAGCCGTTCTGGAAAAGTCAGAAGCAAAACTTTTCCTGGCATCGCTGAAGCAATGGCTGAACAATGGGGAAATTACATCAGGAACGGAGATAAAAAATGACAGGAACACTATCCGCCCCATGTGAGAACTGCCCGGAACGCCACACGCTATGTCACAGCACTTGTGGAAAGTATCTGGCATACCGCGCCAAGATGGATGACATCAGCAAGCAGCGCACGCAGGCGCAAGCGCTGAACGAAGCGGATGTGCTCAGGGGAGACAAAATCCGGCGGGATGTGAGGAATCACGGCCTGCCGGGCCACAGGAGGAGATAACATGAAAGCCAAAATACAGCTCCCGGCCTGTTACAAAAAAGAAGCGGAAGCCTATATTGCAAAGCTTGAAGCCGAATCAATCTCAAGGGTGCATGAGGAAGTGATGAAAGAACGGCAGGATATTGCCTTGAGATCACTGTATTTGTGCCTGCTGGCATGCTATCAGGTGGGACTGAAGCCGTCCACGCTGGTTAAAATCCAGAATGCCATGAGCGGCCCTGTCACGGAAAAGTATTCCAGTTACCGCAATGACCAGCTGGCAGACACATGGGCGCAGGTTACGCTGCAAAACATCGGGGTTGATGTGGCTGAAACGGGGGAGGAATTATGAGCTTTGAAGCGCCTGAAAATATAGATAAATGTTGCAACACTTGCCGCTGGAATGAACCGTTCAATAGTGTGTGCTGCAACGCCGACAGCCCGCATTGCGCCGACTTTTGGGATGATGGATGCGATGAATGGGAAGGAGGGCCGGATGACTTTGTTCAAGAAGTTGGCTGGTAAAGCATCCGCGCTGCTGAATGCAAGCGGTATTTGCTCTAATAACTGCATTGACGGCCATTGCAGCGGGTGCGGCGAATGCTGCGCTGATCTTCTTCCGCTCACGAAAGGCGAAATTAAACGGCTGCGAGATTATGCCAGAAAACACCACTTGCAGGAAAATAAGCGCTCCTTTTGGGAAACAAAGGGCGGGCCGGATTTAAGCTGCCCATTCCGCAATGAGCACACAAAACAGTGCGATGTTTACTCTGTGCGGCCTTTGATTTGCAAAGAGTATATCTGTTCCAGGCTTTTGCAGAAGCCGATTGCTCAAACCGGTCTTACGAAAGAGAAGCGGGACATTCACTCATTGCGATGGGAGGTTTTCAAGAACCCGGAATGTGAAAATCTGCTGAAAGAAGCGCAAAAGGCCGCAATGAAAAGAAGGTGAAAAACATGTGTGAAACCAAGCCTAAAATTTACTATGAGCTTATGGATGAGGAGTAATCGCAATGGGACTTGATATTACAGTCTGCCGCTGCCATACGGAAAAATGCCCGCACTGCGGCAAGCCAATCGGAGATACAATCCGCGACCAGGTAGATTCTTGTGGCCGTGTCTGGGAAGAGTATCTCGAAAAAATCGGCTATTATGTGCCCTATGAAATACGACAGAAAGAGCCAGAACGCGATTTTTACGGAAAAGACATGACACTAACCGCTGAACATGCGAAACAGCTTGCTGCGTTTGCCAAAGCACACGAACTATACAACTGGGAAAGCATTGTGGCGCTTGTAGATCGCGCCATAGAAAACGGAGATTTTGTAGTTATAAACGCAGATTGGTAAGGAGTGAGACTATGGACGCAGTTGAATATGTAAAAACCGTATGCAGATTGTGCAAAAGCGAAGGACATTGTTCTGAATGTCCATTGCGAAACAAAGAAGATGGCAGCTGTATCGTAAATAGAAGCGAACATGCGGAAAAAGCTGTGCAGATTGTCGAGCAATGGGCGAAAGACCACTCCATCAAGACTCGCCAGAGCGAGTTTTTGAAGATGTTTCCGGATGCGGGAACGGGTGAAAGCGGGATTCTTATTTTTTGCCCACGTCAGTTTGACCCCAAAAATGTAAATAGCGTATATTGCCATAGACATGCGTGTTTTGAGTGTCGCAAACATTACTGGACCACGGAGGTAACGAACAATGACTAACATTACAACCCTGCGCCCCGGCGAGCACTTCATTTTCAAAAATTCCGAATGGGTCTGCCTTGACCCACACCACCCTGACGGCGGCGTGCTGGCTATTATGGCTGAACCGTGGGCAAAAGATGTAAAATTCTGCCCGGACGAACAGTATGTCGATGAAAAAGGAAACTGGAATAACTACCGAACCAGTAATGTGCGTGGAATTCTATCTGATATGGAGAACGCTGTTTTTGAGAGGAAAAGTCTGCTGTCACATACTGTTGACCTTGTTGCAGACAACGGCGACCGCGCCTATGGCACTGTACAGGACTTTGTTTTTATCCTCACGTGTGATGAGTACCGAAAGTACCGTGACTACATTCCGCACTACGACAGCTGGATTTGGACAGCTACACCGTGGTATTGCGGAGATAAGGATTCCGACACGGGCGAAGCGAGCGTTGTTCGCGGTGTGTACACGGGTGGTCAGTTGAGCTACGACTTTGCGTGCCACAGCAATGATGTTGCCCCGGCTTGTATTCTCAATCCAGCATCCCTCAATCTGCGCCAGAACATGGCGTATGTAGAGGAGGTATCAGAATGAGCACAACAATAGGCTGCCCGATTCCGGGCGCAAGCCAGCCAAAAGAACCGGTACGGCTGATTGATGCAAACAGCATATTACGTTTAATAGACACAAACGGTAGCGCCTATGACGGTATCGAATATCAGGCATATAAGGCTGGTACCGAATATGTTCGCAGTCTGATAGATGACGCGCCAACCATCGACCCCGAATCCCTGCGGCCTACGGCACATTGGATTCACAAGAATGTCTACTGTATAGCAGGAGTTGATTCCTGTTCCAACTGTGGGTGCGGAATCATTGACGGAGGCAGATTACACAAGTATTGCCAGAACTGTGGAGCAAGGATGGTGAACGAAGATGAATGACCCGGTAAAAATCATTGATAAAGCATGTATGAGTTACATAATCGACCACCAAGAGGAGAAAAAAGGATTGTATCTATCTTTGGAAAATTGTGAAGGTGGCGCTGTCGTGGTAGCTTGCGACAATAGCACGGGCTTTGCATATATCGAAGAATTTGACAGCGTGAAAGATGCTATCAAGTGGTTGCGGAGGGAAGAATGAACCATACGTTTTTTGACTCAGTAAACAGCAAGTGCATTTCTTTTGACAGCATGCCGAAGATTTCCGACTTTGGTGATGAGAATGACCTGATTCGGCGCGGTGATGCGCTGAAAGCAATCAGGAAAGCATATATCAGTGCGCATTTGCCGTTCGATTCCGCTACGCCGGAAGGACAGCGAGTAATGGATGCTCTATATGCGGTATGGAAAGTGAAAAAGAGAGGAAAAGAAGCATGACAGTATTTGACGCAAACTGCATCTACACAATTAAATGCCTTGCTCTGATCTTCGTTGCAGCACCGGGAGCGATGCTTATCGGCGCATTGCTGATCTACCTGTTTGCACTGTGCTGCAAAAAGATTTTAGGGCTTTGGAGGGAGAAAAAATGAACATTTTTCTTTCGATTCTTGGCACCGCGATTGTCACAATTTTGATTGCGGGAGCCTATTCCATCGGCGTATCTGTCGGCAGAGCTGCGGCTGAGGAAGATAACCAAGAGCCGGTAATTTACATGGATCACACGCATGGGGGTGAATAAATGGTTAAGATTTGCACTGAATGTAAAAAGGAATTTGAGGGAAGCGCAAAAACCAGGCTTTGCCCGGAATGCAAGGAAAAGCATCGGAAAGCGGTTGATGCGCTCCAACGTGAAAAGCACCGCAATCAATCTTTGGTCAAATGCGAATGGTGCGGGCGGCTTTTTGCCAGAAAAAAGAACGAAAAGAAGTGTGAAGCATGCCGAAAAGAAGGAAGATATGGCAGCCCACAGATGGTGGCACACAGTAAAAGGGAGCCGCCTAAAGTGAGCATTAACGGCGTTCTCAAGATTGCCGATAAAGACGGCACGACTTACGGGAAAGCGGTTCTGGCACACAATATTTAAGGAGGAACACATGAAAAGTATCGGAAACGCGCTTGCACTGACTGCGACTTTGGCATTCATCGCCTATATGGTACGTTCTACTGGCAGCGGAATTTGGGCATGGATGATTTTACCGTGCTTCTCGTTCGCTGCACTTGGGATTGCTGATTAAGGAGGAAACAATGGAAAATAACTGCTGCAAAAGCTGCAATACTGTGCACAAACAGGTTGCTGTTGTGCTGGATGACGGCGCATACATGCCGGAATACGCACATTTTGGCTGGGATGCAGGTGCAGACCTGAAAAGCCCTGTTGATGTGATGATTCCGGCGAACGGGAGCGCTGTAATTGATACCGGCATACATATTGACATTCCGCAGGGCTATGTGGGGTTCCTGAAAAGCAAATCCGGCCTGAATGTTAAGCATGATCTGACAAGCGAAGGCGTGATCGATGCAGGATATACCGGGAGCATCTGCGTAAAGCTTTATAATCACGGAAAAACGGATTATAAAGTCCATTCTGGGGATAAAATTTCCCAAATCGTGTTTATTAAGGTGGAATCTTACGACTTTTACCCGTGCAGCAAGATGCCGGAGCGGGAACGCGGCAACGCAGGATTTGGTAGCACCGGAAAATAAAAAAACTTGCATATTAGCGCATAATATGCTATAATATCAATAAGAAATAGCGTGCCAAGTGCTTAATTGCCAAGTGCCAGTTGAACTTGAAAGTTCGGCTGGCACTTTTGCTATATGGGGGACACATGAAACTATACTGCGCAGACTGCATGGACATCTTGAAGGGGATACCAGAAGGCAGTATAGACATGATTTTATGCGACCTGCCCTATGGTACAACGCGGAACAAATGGGATGTCATCATCCCGCTGGAGCCGCTATGGGCGCAATACAGGCGCATAATCAAAAGAAATGGCGTTATAGCACTGCACAGCGATATGCCATTTACAGCGGCTCTTGTAAGCGCTGGGAAAGACTTGTACCGGTATGAGCTGATATGGGTAAAGGAAAACGGTAGCGACTTTCTGAACGCAAACCGCAAGCCCCTAAAAGCGCATGAAAGCATCCAGATATTCTATAAGCACCAGCCGACCTATAACAAGCAATATGTGGACGGAAAGCCCTATAAGAGGGGGGGGGCAAAGGCGAAAGGCTTCCCAAAACTGGGGAAAGTTTCGTGACGACATCTTAACAGACTGTAGTGATGGCAAGCGGAACCCCACAACAATTCTGAAATTCCCAAGGGAAAAGGGATTGCACCCCACCCAAAAACCTGTAAAGCTGGAAGAATGGCTGATTAAGACGTACACAAACCCAGGCGAGACGGTATTAGACAACTGCATGGGCAGCGGAACAACCGGAGTAGCCTGTATCAACACAAATAGAGACTTCATCGGGATAGAGAAGAACCCCGACTATTACAAAACGGCCATAAGCCGGATAAAGGAGGCACAGGACAATGGGAAGCAGGGCAACCAAAAGAAACAGCCCGATCATGATTGATAATGACCCTGATAATGTGCCGGAAGGGAATCAAAGGCGCATTGAGTTTCTGCTTGTGATATCCCAGCTTCCCAAAATAAGCACAAACGACCTGCCAGCTCTCAGAAAACGCTTTTATGACTATCTTGATCTATGTGTCAAGTATAACATGAAAGTGGGCAACATGGCGGCGTATGCTGCTATGGGAGTAGATAAAAACACTGTAAACGACTGGGAAAGCGGGAGGCGGCGTAGCTCACAAAAGGAATACCAGGAATTCGCGCGAGAAATAAAGCGTGTATGCGGGATGTACCGGGAAATGCTGATGCAGGACGGTGCAATCAACCCGGTAACAGGGCTGTTCTGGCAGAAAAACTTTGACGGCTTCCAGGATCAGCAAGAGATTATAACCGCAACAAAAGACCCGCTGGGCGAAAACATGACCCGAAAAGAAATAGAAGACAGGTTCAGCGCTGACTTTGTAGAGATAGCCGACTTTAAGGAAGTCAAAGAGCCGGAGCAACTGATAGAACCGGTTCAAACAAAGCCACGCAGGAAAAAGAAACAAGCAAAAGAAACTGAATAAACGAAAACAGAGCATCTAGCAGCATGTAAACAAACTGCCGGGTGCTCTTTTATTATGCCTATAACCACGCAAAGAAACGCGCTATCCGCTTAAACGCCATAGTAAAGCCTAAAATCAGCGCGGAAATGCCTGGTAAAGGCAAGGGCAAAACAAGAAAAGCGGGGAAACCAAAGACAAAGGGAAGAAAATAAGGCGGGATAAACGAAGCAGCAAGCGGTCATCATCAAAAAAGACCCCTAAACACGAATAATTATCCCACCTCCAAAACCATCTATTGAAACATATCTCCATGTGAAATGGTCAAAAACACGGGGTATATACCTGAATCATGAAACAAAAGTGCATAATGCAAACCCGATTTAACTTTGGCGGAGATTTTTTCACGCAAAATCATTCGACTTTCAGGCAGGGGATGCCCCTTCGACTTTGGGAGTGTTTCGACTTTGGTTCGACTTTCAAACCCGTTCGACTTTGGCAGCGGGGTGTAAAACGGCGCACCCTGACCGCAGCACCTTCCGGCCCGGCGGATGCTCCCCAGGACGTCCCCAGCTGGGCAAAATGTGCCTTTTGGGTGCATATTTCGCTAAATAATGATTTAGCGAACATCGAATTGACGTTGCAACGTGTATTAAATTTTGGAAGCAGCCCAAAAGCACAAAAGTGCATAAAAAAGCGCCGCCGGGGATGCCGGAAGCGCTGAAATTCATTCGACTTTCAAACCGATTCGACTTTCGTTCGACTTTGCCCGCCGGGTTCCAGATGGGGCATGCAAAGCCCCGGCGGGTGATCTGGCGGGGCGTTACTTGCTTGCATCGCGCTCCCGCCGCTCTTGGCAGGCCTGCAAGATATAGTTTTGGATGCTTTGCCCTACGCGCTCCGCATCATCGCGGATTTGCGCGCCGTCCTCTTTTGTGGGCCGTATTGTGATACTGTCCCTACTCTTATTATATTTGACGCTGGCGCGGGTGTGTGCTGCTGATACTGGCATATAGATCACCTCCAAAGCCATTATAACACACCAAGCAAAAACCGTATACGTACAAAATTAACACAAAATAACCGTCAACGTTATATAGAATGTCAATAGACAATAACCGTATACGGTTATAGAATAAAGACATCAAAAGAAAAGAGCCCAAAGGGCAGGAGGAAAAGACAATGGCTAAAATCAAAATGACGCGCAAGGCAATTACTCAAAACTTTATCAATATTCGGTGTGCGGGGTTCTGCGATCTGCAGAATCTGCTATCCAACCACGAGCCGGGCGCGTATACCTGCGGAGTTTACGGCTGGAATTTTGACGTTTATGGCGTGTATGGCGTGACGCTTTGCACGGGATACCGGAGGATGCCTGGCAAGCTTGCGGAGGGCATAGAGGAGTACGAGGCGGCCGCCGCAAGAATCCGCCGAGACAATACCCGGCCGTACGAGGAACGCCAAAAAGAGGTTGAAAAGCTCTTGATGGAGTTTTGCAAGCTCAACGGCGGCAACGATTAACAACGAGAGGAGAACAAAAAATGGATAGTTATAAATTTCATCATTCTGCACTTGCACGCGGCTATGTAAGAGTAGGCCACGAGGTCAAAGAGCCATACAATGGTAAGTTCGGGCGCGGGTACAAGCTGTACAAAAACAACCCTTGCAGCTCCCGCTATTGCATCGTTGAGTATTACATCGCCGTATGACACAACCCGCAAGGCCGACGCATAACGCGCCGCCGGTGCAAGCCCGGCCACCCTGCAAGGGGCGGGCGCTCATGGGTAACAAACACGATCACAAGCCCGGCACAAATTTACAACGCGCACCCATCGCCAACAATGGCCGCCAGCCCGCCGGGGCGCTGGCATAAGTCCAACGGGAGCCGGTGCACCTCCCCACAAAACAGATTGCACCCGCCGCCGGTCGTTCCGGCCAGGTTCGCCGCGTTCTGATCCCGCGCCTCGGGCGCAAAAAGTGAAACCCGCCAGCCCCACGAGAGAGGGCAGGAAAACAACATACAGGAGGCAAAAACAGGATGAAATATTATTATATTGTCTATGCAGCGGAGCAGGACAAAAACCGCGTAAACCCGTTTACAGGGGAGCGCGGCGGGTCAGATTATGAGCCGGGATATTATGCGGCTGTGCTGCGCGTTAGCACGCAAGACAATATCTTGCATGTGCTCAACATGTACGCGGGCATGATGCACGCTAACATATGTAGCAGCAAGCGGGAGGCGGATGCAGTCGCCCGCGCCTGGAATGAGAGTTACAAGCGCAACGGGACGGCGCTGTTTTGAGCTAACAAGGGGGTTATAACCATGATCTATCAAGCTAATAAGCGCCAGTTCGGGGCGCTTGAAGGCCTTGCACACTGGTGTGCCGAGTATTACTATACTCTTGAGAGATTCGGCGCGGATGATGCCGAGATGCCAGCGATCCGCAAGGATATGTCTTTTTGTATGGAGCGGTGCGATGCGCTGGGCGTGCCGTACTGGGCGCAAAACGCCGCCCTTGCATGGGCAGAGAATTGGAGGGCCACGAAATCGGAGTATTTTGATACCGCGATGGCCAAGAGGGGGATCACCTGCAGCGGGGCCGCGGGCTGATTATTGCCCGGAGCTATTGCAATAGCGCGGGATATTGTGTAAAATATAGCTGCAGGGGGTGTTTTATATGCTGGTTGTATTGTTCTTGCTAGCCTCTCCATTTATTATTATTTTTGGCGTGATGCGCCATTTTTAAGCAATATAGCGGATCGCCTGGGCCGTATGGCCTGGGCGCTTTTTTTTATTGTCTTCGGGTAGGGTGCTCCATTCTGCCCGGCATTTTTTGTACATGATCGGCGGGGGTATACCGGAGGGGGATTTTGGCAGGTCGAAGGGCGCGGGGTTAGTCCCTCCAATCCCGAAAAAATAAAAAAGTCCCATAAAAGTTTGCGTTCCCATACTTTTTGCGCTAAAATGTAAATGTGAGCTCTCCTTCAATTTGCTACAATCAAAGGTAGGAATAATAGCGTTTGCAGCTGTACAGCTAAAACATCTGAACTGACCGCATTTTCACGGCCGTGACCAAGTAATTCTAAAATTTGCATTGAAAACACCTTCTCATTGTGTTAAAATGAGAGTGGAGCAAGGGCTTGCTGGCTTTTCTCCACTCTGTCGCCGTCTGGTGTGCTGCAACACACTGGGCGGCTTTTTTGTTTGGATTCTTCCTGAATTTTTCAAAAAACAAAAAAGGCCGAAAATCAACGATAAACAGTTTGTCTGCAACGGAAAACGATGCTATAATAATAAAAATAGTGCCAAGTGCCCTGTGCCAAGTGCCTTTTCTCAAATTTGAGGGAGGGCACTTTTTTATTTTGAAAATTTTTGAAATTGCAAAAAAGAGCACAATGCGAGCCAAGACAGCGGACGAAGCAGTTTATGCGTTTGCTGCGATCCGGGAACTGGAAAAAGAAAACTTCAAGCAGGCGCACAAGCTTAGTGTGGATTTGCATAATAAGCTGGGTACGCTGCCGCGCTGCAATGACCTGATTGAGCTGAACCGGAATCTGCTGCTGTTCAATGCTCCGTATAACTTTGATTCCTTTTGCCAGTACATTGAACTTGATCGTGACCCCAAAAGCCGGTTTTATATGCCGCGCCGAAAGCAGCTGATTCGGATGGTAAACACCCTGCAAAAACTGGAAGATGGGGAACTGGACATTGCAGGAATCATGATGCCGCCCGGAACCGGGAAAAGTACCACTGCCATTTTTTATCTGACATGGCTTGCCGGACGGAACCCCGACATGCCGATTTTAGGTGGCAGCCACAGCAACGCATTTCTGCGCGGCGTGTACGATGAATGCCTGCGAATTATGGCAAAAGGCGGGGAGTATTTGTGGCGAGATGTGTTCCCCGGCGTATGCATTGCCAGAACGAATGCACAGGACATGATGATAGACATGTACAAGCCAAAGCGCTTTGCCACACTGGAATTTTCTTCTATCGGCAGCGGCAATGCGGGCAAGGTGCGTGCGCAAAAGTTGTTATACTGCGATGACCTTGTAAGCGGCATTGAGGAAGCCATGAGCCGGGAACGCATGGATAAGCTGTGGCAGCTGTATACAACGGATTTGCGGCAGCGCAAAATTGGTGAATGCCGGGAACTGCACATTGCCACACCCTGGAGTTTGCATGACCCGATGGACAGGCTGGAACGTAACAACGAAAACAACCCAAGGGCTGAATTTTTGCACATGCCTGCCCTGAACGAGGAAGAAAAAAGCAATTTTGATTATGCCAACGGGGTAGGGTTCAGCACCAAGTTTTATATTGACATGCGGGAATCAATGGATGATGCCAGCTGGCGCGCATTGTTTATGACAAGCCCGATTGAACGGGAAGGGCAGCTGTACCCAGAAGATCAGCTGCGCCGCTACTTTGAGTTGCCGGATAAAGCGCCGGAAGCCATTATTGCAGTATGTGATACCAAAGAAAAAGGTTCTGACTATGCGGTACTGCCCGTTGCATACAAATACGGGGATGATTTTTACATTGAGGAATGTGTTTGCGATAACGGCGCACCGGACGTGGTGGAAACGCGGCTCTGGATGGTTCTTGTGAAACACAAGGTTCAGCTGGCCCAGTTTGAAAGCAACAGCGCAGGCGGCAAAGTGGCAGAAAAATGCCAGCAGGAATTAAAGGCACACGGCGGAATAACCAGGATTGTGACCAGGTACACCACCGCAAACAAAGAAACCAAAATCATTGTAAATTCCCCCTGGGTGATGGAACACTGCCTGTTCAAAGATAATTCTGTTATCAAGAATAACAAGGAATACAGGCGTGTTTTGTCGTTTTTAACAGGGTACACAATGGCAGGGAAAAACAGACATGATGACGTGCCGGACGCATTTGCCATGCTTGCACAATACGCTCAAGGCCTAAATGCGGGCAAAGTTGAAATTGGGACAAGAATTTGGTAAAAAAACAACGTTAATGTGCTTGAAAAATGTGAATTTTATAGTATAATAGTAAATGGAAAGGCTTTATAGTTTAGCTCTTTTCTTATGAACATTTTGTTCATACCTCCTAGGGTACGGAACCAGCGTCCTGCATATGCGCCGCCCTAAATATGGTTCTCCCGCTAGCTGAAATGCCAGCTATTGTGTCGCTATAGTTTAATGGCAAAACTCCTGGCTCATAACCGGGTGCTTGCAGGTTCAACCCCTGCTGGCGGCACCAGAGTGCGCTCTACGGCGCACAACCGGCACTATGTGGGCCGTTATCAGCCATATAGAGCCTGACAGTGCTAACCTGTCCGCTGCGCCTGCCAGGATGTCAAGCGCTTGGCAGGCGATATATACCGTATAGCCATATTTAAGGGCGCTGCGTTCCGAAGCAACGGCGTGGCGGAGGGTGCAAGGCCACCATACGGAACCAGATGCAAGGTAGCGCCTTGCTGTGTGAGCGGTGCGGCTTCCCTCACAAACGATGACAAAGCCTGTGAAAAGCAGGAACCGCACATGCTGTTATAGCTCAATGGTAGAGCAGCCGCCTTGTAAGCGGCAGGCTACTGGTTCAAGTCCAGTTGGCAGCTCCAAGGCCGATGATACAGGTAAAAGATTCAGCCCAGAGCTGAAGTTCCCTGTTAGGCAATCCCTGCACACCTCTCTTTGATGTGTCCCATGCAGGGCTTTTGATGATATGTTCCCGACATTTACGCCGGTAAGTTGCGGTTTAGTTTTGAGTTTCGCGCAGGCTGGAAAAATTCAACCGTGAAACGTGAAATTTTAACTTGACTGTAATTTGCTTATACGCAGTCATAGCTTAATAACGTTGGAAAAGCAGCGCCTGTGGGTGCCGTTGCAGGTTCGAGACCTGCTGACTGCTATTGCTGGGTCGATCCCACCGGTGAAAGCCCGGCGCAGGCAAAACGCGATAGATAGCATGACCCAGCGGTGACATCTAAAAAACCGCTCGGCATCTGCTTGTGCGGACTCCGTTACTGACGCAGTTGCGCATTGCCGAAACCCATTATATCAAAGCAGACGTGCGTACAGAAGGCACGTTAAACACTGACTGTATGCAGGCGTACCATCACGCGCATAGCACTGGATGCCGCCTGTTACGTTGCAAAGCCTGCTACTTTGCAATGGGTGAGCCCGGCATAGCATAAACCGGGAGGGCGGGAACGGGGTTATTTTTGAAAGAAGGGATAAATTGCGAGTAAGTGTTTACTGCCCGTGCTGCGGTGCGGCAGGAATCAAGCGGAAGCTGATGGAAGTTGATACAGCAGCAAAGGGAACGATTTATCCCTATTGCAAGGCGTGCAAGCGGAACATTGAAATCCATTTGCCGCTGAAAAAATAAAGTGCCAAGTGCCCTGTGCCAAGTGCCAGCTGAACCTTAATTGGTTTGGCTGGCACTTTTTGTTTTTGTGCAAAGGAGAACAGCTTGGAAAGATATCTTGTTGACATCCTGCCGGACGAGGGGTTGCACGGTAGACGGATTATCACCACAAACGAGCAGGAAATTACAGCAGATAACGTTGTAAAGGTGCTGAATACTGCCATTGCCACCCACGACAGGAACCGGGGAGAAATCCAGTATTTGTGGGATGTTTACCGGGGCAAGCAGGATATCCGAAAAAAAGAAAAAATCGTCCGTGAGGAAATCAACAACAAAATCACGGTGAACATCGCAAATGAGATCGTGACGTTCAAAACAGCATTTCTACTTTCCGGCCCTGTGCAGTATATCGGCGCAAAAGGAAGCAAGACGGACAACAACAAACTGGTTAATTTGAACCGCTGGATGTCAGATGAGGACAAACAGAGTAAGGACAAAGAAATCGTTGACTGGATGCACATTGCGGGGCTTGGCGTGCGGATGGTTCTGTCTGACCCCGGCTCGGAACAGTCGGGAAGCCCTGCCTGCATTTATACCCTTGACCCGCGTGAAGCGTTCGTCATCTACTACAGCGGCTATACCAAAAAGCCAATGGCAGGTGTGCTGACACAGTACGATGAAAACGATGCCAAGTATTACGGTGTTTACACTGACAGCGAATATTTTGAAATCAAAAGCGGGAAAATCACCCGGCAGTCTGGGCATTTGTACGGCAGTGTGCCGATTGTGGAATACCCCAACAACAGTGCCAGAATGGGCGCGTTTGAAGTAGTGCTGCCGCTTCTGAATGGTATTAACACGCTGGAAAGCAACCGCGTGGATAACGTGCAGGATTTTGTAAATGCGTATGACGTATTCCAGAACGTTGATTTGGAAGACGGCCAGTACAGCCAGCTTGCCAGCGGCGGTAAGTTTATCAAAATCAAAGATTCCCAGCAAGGGATGCCTGCAAAAATTTATCGCATCAGCAGCGAGATGAACAGTTCTACTGTGCAGACCGCTGTGGATGATTTGCATGATAAGATTTTGACCATCTGTGGCATGCCGAACCGCAACGGCGGTTCTTCCACCAGCGATACCGGGCAGGCAACCATTATGCGCGATGGCTGGAAAGACGCAGAAAGCCGCGCCCAGGACAGTGAAGACATGTTCCGGCGCAGTGAACGGCAGTTCTTGCGTGTGTTCCTGACCATTTGCAACACAACAAATAATCTTGGCCTGAATGTAGGGGATGTGTACGCACAGTTTACCCGCAACAACCTGACTGACATCCAGAGCAAGATGCAGGTATTTATTCAGGGCCTGGGCTGTGAAAAGATCGCGCCGGAAACGGTATACCGCGAACTTGGCCCGTTCCGTGACAATGAAATGGCCTTGCAGGAGGGCATGAAATATTACGAGGAAAAACAGGCAGAGCTTGAAAAAAGCCTGAATGAGGAGCTTGACAATGGACTGGAAACCAACGGACAGCGCAATCAGGCTGCTGAACCGCAGGGCGATACGCAGGTTTGAAAAAGCATCCCGGCAGATAACGCAGTTTGATGAATTGAACGTTATGCCCGCCTGCAAGCAGCTATACCAGGATATTGCCAAAGACAATCAGAAAGTCTTTTTAGAACTGGCAAAAAAATGCTACCAGGATGCCGAAGTTCACGGCAAAGAAAACCCCGACAGGGCATGGCTGCTTGCCTTGCTTGCCGGATACAGCGCCGTTACCGGATATGTGTACGAACACGAGATTGACCGAAAGCGGGCCTACCTGGAAGAGGGGCTTTTGAGCCGGAAAAACCATCAGAACGAATTCCGGCGTGCATTGCGGTATTGGAGCGATATGACGTACCAATACGCCGATGATGTGACCGATTCTGCAAGAATCAAGGCATTTACAGATGCCGGAGTAGAACAGGTGCAGTGGCACACTGCCGGGGATGAAAAAGTGTGCCAGGTTTGCCGGGAACGCAACGGAGAGATTTACCCGATTGATAATATCCCCGATAAACCCCACAGGAAATGCAGGTGTTGGCTGACACCTGTTTGATCGTCAGAGAAGACGCTAAAACGCAAAGGTCAGAGAAGACGCTAAAACGCACAAATACGGGCGAGAGAACGCCGACAAAATAACGCGGAGGCACCAATGAAATTTGATACCAGCACCATTGACGGCTTTGAAAACATGAGCGATGCAGACAAGGTGACGGCGCTGCTTGGCGTTGACCTACCTGATCCGGTGGATACAAAGAACCTTGTAAAAAAAGAAGATTTTGACAAGGTGATGAGCGAAGCCAGCAGTTACAAAAAGCAGTTGAAAGAAAAAATGACTGCCGAAGAAACCGCTGCTGCAGAAGCCAAAGCCGCACAGGAAAAGTTGCAGAACGATTATAACGCACTGCTGAAAGAAAACACCATTTCTAAAAACGTTGCCAAGTATATTGCGCTTGGCTACGATGAAAAACTTGCCAAAAGTACGGCAGAAGCCCTTTTTGATGGCGACATGGAAACGGTGTTTGCCAATGCTGCAAAGGCAAATCAGGCGCTTGCAGACAAGCTGAAAGCAGACCTTATGCGCAACAGCCCCAGACCCAGCGGCGCTGGTACAAGCACCGAAGAAGAAAGCGAATACATGGCATTTGCCAAGCGCAGCGGTAAGGCAAAAGCACAGGCCAATGAGGCGGCCGCAAAAGTCATGGATTATTACAAGTAAGGAGTGAAAGCATGAAATTCAAGAAAACGGATGTTGCCGGTGCAGTTGAGATTCTGGCCAGCAATGATTTTACCGCAATCCCGTTTACCACAACCACCGCAAAAAAGGCTGGTGAAAAACTGACAGTTGACAGCCGCGTTGGCGTTGTGCTGTATGACGTTGACCCGGATGAAAACCCCAACGGCAGCCTGCTGGTTGCGGGCGTGATTGATGCAGTAAAGGCAAAGGCACACAGCGGTATCGACCTTGCTGCAGAATCTGACCTGCCGGATACCATTATCCTGCGCACCAATACCGGCGTGAACGCATAACGGAGGTGAAAACATGAACCTTACTGAACTTTTTACACCTAAAATCATTGCGGCAAACTATACCGAAGCTGCTTCCAACGCAATCCCGTACCTGGGCAGCGGTTTGTTCCCCTCTGTAAAGCGTGCTGGCCTTGACCTGGCATGGATTAAGGGCCACAAGGGCCTGCCTGTTTCCCTGAAACCCTCTGCTTTTGATGCAAAGGCCACTTTCCGTGACCGCATCGGCGTGAGCAAGCTGGAAACCGAGATGCCGTTTTTCCGCGAGGGCTACAAGATCAAGGAAAAAGACCGCCAGGAGATTCTGCGTGCCCAGAGCAGCAATGACCCCTATGCGGCGGATGTCATCAACCGCATTTACGATGACCAGCAGGATTTGATTGCCGGTGCTGACGTTGTGCCGGAACGCATGCGCATGCAGCTGCTGTTCCCGGAGGGCGGCGCAATGGGTATTACCATCAAGGCCAATGGCGTGAACTACACCTACAACTATGACCCTGACAGCAAGTGGAAGGGCACCAATTACACCGCCCTGACCACCACTGACCTGTGGACTGCCACTTCCACCGCAGACCCGTTCAAGCAGATTCAGACCATCAAGGACAAGATGGCAAACAATTACGGTGTGACCCTGGCTTACATGGTGATGAACACAACCACGTTCAACCTGATGAAAGCCACCGATGCCGTAAAGAATCGCTGGCTGACCGTAACTGGCCGCAGCATGGGCTACCTGACCAACGATGAAGCCAAAGATGTTATCGCATCCACTACCGGCATTCAGATCGTGATTTACGACAAGCTGTATGCCGATGAGGGCGGCACAAGCCACAAGTTTGTTCCGGACGGCTATGTGAGCTTTATCCCGGAGGGCGCACTGGGCAAGACCGCTTACGGCACCACCCCAGAGGAAGCCGACCTGGCAGGTTCCGGCAAGGCAGATGTTGCCATTGTGGACACCGGCGTTGCCATTACCGTTGAAACCACCGTGCATCCGGTCAACGTAAACACCTACGCTTCCGAGATCGTGCTACCCAGCTTTGAGCGGATGGACGAAGTTGCCGTTATGAAGGTGACTGCATGACCTGGCTGATTCCCGATTATGCAGTGTTTTACGGTGGTGAGCTTTGCGTGACCGGGGAAAAGGTGAAGATTGCCGACCAGGACAGTGCCGAAATGGCAAAATACGGGAAAGTAATAACCGAAAAGGCGGAAACACCCCCTGCGGTAGAACACCGGCGGGGCAGAAAGCCGAAAGTTTGATGAACGGCGGGTGACAGTATGGAGATCTTTGAGCGATTGCAAAAACGGACAGGCGAAAACGACCTTGACCTGTTAGCAGATTTGCTGGACAGCGCAGAATCCGTGATACTGGCCCGCCGTTTTCCTTTTGGCGGTGGTGAGCTGGAAGAGCGATACCGCGATTTGCAGTTCCGGATTGCATTAGCATTTTATAACAAACTTGGCGCGGAATATGAGACCAGCCACAGCGAAAGCGGTATCAGCCGCACATGGGGCAGCGAAGATGTGCCGCAGCAATTGTTGGAAGAAATTGTTCCGATTGGAAAGGTTGGCAGCTGATGCGCGACCTGAAAGCCAATCAAAAGACGATATGGTATCAGAACAGCAGCGGATTTGCCGCCGTGAAAGATGAGTACGGCAACCGCACCGGCGAGGAACAGCCCATCATGGAACACGCTGAACAGCTGAAAATCAGCGTGAGCGGCGCTGTTGGCGCAATGGAAGCCGCCGCTTTTGGCGGGTTTACAGATTACAGCCGGACAGCCTGCACGGCAAACACAAACTGCCCTTTGCGGGAAGGAACGCTTATCTGGATTAACCGGGATTCTGACGAAAGCCCGAATTACGTTGTGACCAAAAAGGCAGATACCATAAACGGCGTATTGTATGCGATGAAAGAAATCGTGCCATGAAAATTAAGCTGGCGTTAAGCGAAAAAGGCATAGAGCAGGCGATAAAGGAATACGAGAACTGGCAAAAAACGCTGGAAACCCGCATTGAACAGTTTGTAAAAAGACTGTCAGAAATGGGGGCAAAAGTTGCCAAGATACGGTTTACTGCCGCCGTTTATGATGGTGACATGAGCGATATTACGGTTCAAGTAGAACAGCACGGCAAGAAAGCCACGATTTACGCCACCGGGCAGGCCGTTTGCTTTATTGAGTTTGGCGCAGGCGTTGCATTTGCAGAGCATCCAAGCGGGCTGTATGCGCATGGCACATACGGCGATGGGAAAGGTTCAAACCCGAATGGATGGGTTTATGATGGCGTTCCCGGGCCAACGGCACAGCCTGTGTATAACCGCAAGGGCGAGCAAAAGCCCGGCGTTTGGCGTACAAAGGGCAACCCGCCCGCATGTGCCATGTGGGAGAGCGCGGCCCAGATGGCTGCAAGTGTAAAAACCGTGTGGGAGGAGGTAATGCGTTGACAGAGGATTTTCAGCCGCAGATTTTTGAATTCTTTGCACAAAAGCTGGAAGCAAAATTTCCCGGCGTTAAATTAAGCAGCGTAATTACCGACCAGCCGCCAAGTTTCCCGTGTGTTCAAATCGAACAAGATGATTTGCCGACAGACCATGACAACAGCGGCAGAATCAGATTTGTGAATGTGCGGCTCCGCGTGCGCGTTTACACAGCGGGGAACACAAAAACAAGCCAGGCCCGGAAAATACAAATGTGCATTGACGAGATAGCCAACAGTTTGAATTTTACTCGGCAAAGTCACATTACAAGCGGATACCTGTATCAAAACAGTGCGTACCGGACGGAAACAACGTACCGTGCGCGAATGACCGAAGACGGGGTTTTGACCCGGACATGATAAGGAGTTGAAAACATGGCAAATGAACATGTAGCTATCAGTACCCAAGGCGTACAGCTGCTTCGCGGTGATTCCAAGACTACCCTGAAAGAGCTGTGCTGGATTCAGGAATATCCTGACCTGATCGAAGACCCGGATACCATTGACGTTACCACACTGATGCACACCATGCAGGCTAACATCCCTGCGCTGCCGAAATCCTCTGCGCGTGCCTTCCCGGCGTTTGTTGACACCGATGCGGGCAACCTGAAAGCAGTACAGGATACGGCAAATACACCGGCCTATTATGCGGTGCGTAGCCGTAATGGCTGGGGCTGGGTATGGCATGGTCAGCACAGTGTTTCTGTGCCCGGCAAAGGCGTTGATGATGCAATTCAGTTCAATATCGTCATTACCAACGATTCTGACCTTGAATTCACCGAAAGCATTACTGTTGCTACTTCTTGAGGAGGAAAACGCAAATGGACGCTATCAAACTGACTTTTGAAGGCAAAAGCTACGAGCTTACCTATACCCGCGAGACTGTCAAGCAGATGGAGAACACCGGATTTGACATCCAGATGTTGGCACATCAGCCCACCGTTCAGGGCGATAAGATGTTTGCCGGCGCTTTTCTGGCAAAGTGCAAGGGCGTTAAGCGCAAGGTGATTGACGACATCTGGAACCATATGGACATTGAAAGCAAGAATAATGTTCTTGCCGCACTGGCCGATATTTATGGCGATGCAATGAACAGCCTTGCAGATGATGGAAAAAAGGTGACTTGGGAGATTGCTTGACCGACGATCTCCCCGAAGGTCAAAAAACATGGGGCCAGATTTTTGAAGAACTAGCCCCTTATTATTTATCAATCGGCATGAGCGCTGACGAGTATTGGAATGGTTATCCAAGACTTGCCAGAGAATACCGGGAAGCGCATAAAAAACAGCTTGAGGAATGGAATTATAAGGCGTGGATACAGGGCAGGTATATTGCCGATGCCATATCCGCCACGATCGGAAATGCGTTTATCCCGAAAGGACGCAAACCGATGCAGTATCCCAAAGAGCCGTATGCGCTGACGGAAGAAGAACAGATTGCAAGAAAGATAAGGGATGCAGAAGAAGCGGAGAGACGTTTCTTTGAGAAATTCAGTTTGATGGGTGGTGGAAGCAATGGCTGACGTACAGATTGATAAACTTACAATCGAGATTGAGGCCAATTCAGGAGCTGCCACAACTAATATCAAAAAGTTGGGAAAGGCGATAGAGTCTCTTTCTTCAACAGGTAGCTTAAAGACTGTTATTGACAGTTTGGAAAAACTGAATGAAAAACTGTCCAATATGAGCAATTTAAGCTCCGCTGTATCGGGAATAAACAAAGTTTCTGATGCAATGAAAAAGGCAACAGGCGTTTCCAATAATATGACTGCACAGACGGAAGCGCTTGGCTCTTCTCTGAAAAATCTGTTTTCACAGGCCGTTGTGATAGCAATTATTCAAAAGGCTAACACACTTTTGGAAAGTGCCATAACCAACTACAGCAAGTACACAGAAGATATTAACCTGTTTGCTGTGGCAATGGGCAATGCGGCTGACAGCGGCGGCAGATTTGCGCAAAAGATGGAAAACGTGCTTGGCATTGACAGCGGTGAAGCCATGCGGAATATGGCTGTTTTCCAAAACCTTACAACCAGCTTTGGCATGGCATCCGATAAAGCCTACATTCTTAGCCAGAACCTCACACAGCTTGGCTATGATATGGCTTCCTTCTTCAATCTGAGAACAGAAGATTCGTTCCAGAAATTGCAAGCTGCTATTTCCGGTGAGCTTGAACCTATCCGCCGGTTGGGCGTTGATATTTCCAACGCCAGATTGCAACAAGAATTGTACAATTTGGGAATCAATAAAAGCATTAACAGTTTGTCTCAGGCGGATAAGGCACAGCTGCGCTATATTGCTATCATGAAGCAGACAACAAATGCACAGACCGATATGGGCCGCACATTGAATTCGCCTGCAAACCAGATGCGCATTTTGAAAGCACAGATTGATTTGCTCGGCAGAAGCCTGGGCGCGGTGCTCATCCCCGCAATCAATGCGATTCTTCCGCCCCTGATTGCTTTTATTCAGGTTGTCAGAATGGCAATCAGCGCGATTGCATCGCTTTTTGGGCATACGATTCAGTGGGGCGATTTTCAGAGTTCCGGCGTAAGTGCTGCACAGGGCGTTAGCAGCGGGCTTGATGATGTCGGTGGGAGCGCAAGTTCTGCGGCAAAAGCTGTGCATGACCTGATCGGCGGATTCGATGAACTCAATAAAGCACCAGACCAGTCATCCGGCGGTGGTGGCGGTAGTGGCGGAGGTGGAAGCGGATTAGGTGACATTGGCCTTCCGAGCTATGACATGTTCGCCAACCTTGCAAACAGCAAGGTTACGAAATGGGTTGAAAAGCTACAAAAGGCTTTTGAGAACATCAAAAAAGTGCTTGAACCGTTTATGCCACTTATAAAAGGTATTGGCGCTGCTATATTAACGGCTTTTGCCGTTGGAGCTGTCAGCAAATTCCTGAAAAAGTTCAAGGATTTTATTACTAAAGCCGCTGCGGGAAGCGCTGTCTTTGAAGCATTGAAAAAAGCTGTGGGAGTTTTTGTTTCATCGCTGGAGTACGGAGCCGGTTTTTTGAGGTCTTTTTCTTTGGGACTTCAATCGTTCAGAAGCGCACTCCCGGTGTGGGCGAAAGTAGCTACTGCCGTTGCTGTGGCGGTCGGAACCTTTGTCACTGCTTATGATGCAATGAAAAAATTCGGGCAGGGAGCAATGGATTTGAAAACCGCCGCAACAAACTGTGTGGCTGCATTTGCCCTGTTTGGGACAATAGGCGGCATTGTGCTTGGCCCAGTTGGTGTAGTGATTGCAGCGGTGGGAACGGCAGCCGGTGCGTTTTTGGGATACAGGAGTGCAATGCAGGAAGCCGGACAGGAAATGGCGAACGAAAGCCAGTTCTGCCAGACCTTGAATTACATGATCGACCAGTCCACCGCAAGTATTCAGCGGGCAACGGATAGCCAGCAGGAACTTAACGAAAAAATTCAAAGTTTTTCTGATGTCGGAACAAAGTATGCAGGCGTTCAAACCCTTGTCGATTCGATTTTCGATTTAAGCGAAAAGTCGAACAAATCCGCGTTTGAAGTGCAGCAGCTCCAGTCCCAGGTAGAATACCTTAATGGTATGGGCCTGGAAGGGTTGCAGCTGCACATGGACGAAACCGGAACAAAGGTGCTTGAAACTCGTGACGATGTAAACGCCCTTATCGAAAGCCTTGAAAAGGCCGCATATGCCGCAGCAGCGCAGGATTTGTTGGAAAGTGCATATAAGGCGCAGATTCAGGCGGAACAAGACCTTGCAGCCGCCAATGACCGCCTTGCTGCGAGCAATGAAGCAGTCGATACAGCAACAACGGCACTTAGCAATTATCGTGACGGTCTTTCCACATGGGGTGAAATGCTGGCTGATTTGGGTCTCGATGCGCAATATAACGCTTTGTCCGATTCTTTGAGCAAAGCGAACGAAGCCTACGAAACCGCAACAAGTGACGTTCAGGCGCAGCAAGAAGCCCTTACAAATGCCAATTCTGCGATTGATACCTACACCCAAAAACTTGTGGATATCAAAAGCGGGAACTTTGATATGGCTGATTCTGTAACAAGATCTACAAATCAGGTTGATACTTCTATGGCGCAGGTAAGAGATTCTGCAAATCAGACTGCCGGAACAGTAACAAGTGCCAACAGTAATATAACAACGTCTGCTACAAATTCCGCTGCAACAATCAGTTCCAGCTATTCGGCTGCGGCACAAAGCGTACAGGGTAGCACAGGTCAAATGAGTAGTGCGGCAGAAAACGCAAAAGAACGAATGACCCAAAGTGCAAACAATACAGCAAGCACTTATGCGGCAAGTTTTGACAATATCAATTCTGGTGCAAGAAGAAATGCGGAAACGGTAAAAGATTCTGCAAGTAATGCCGCATCTGGCGTTGAAGATGCGGCAACCCGTTCCGGCAATGCACTGTCCGGCCTTCCAGAGAAGGCAAAACAATGGGGCAGCGATTTCGCTTCCTCTTTTGTAGATAGCTTTGTCGATACGTGGACAGTCCTTAAATCGGGATTTGAAGATGCGGCGAAATGGATTAGTGAACGGTTCCATTTTTCTGTTCCTGATAAAGGCCCTTTGGCTGATGCTGACACCTGGATGCCTGACATGATGAAACTGTTTGCATCCGGCATTGAACGGAACAAGAACAGCGTTATCCGCCAGGTTGCAGGGCTTAGTGCTTCCATGCAAAAGGAACTTACGGATGCACCTGTCAATGTCAGCGCAGAGGGCACAGTCGTTTCCAAACACGATGTCGAAGTATCCGGGAAGCAGTTTTCTTCTGCGCAGGCATACCGCACCGGAAATGGCTCCGCAGACGTTGTTGCAGCAATTCGTGCGCTTGGCACTATTATGGAGCGCAACAGCGATACCAAAGTTTTCATCAACGGCAGAGAGGTATTCCGCGCCGTTAAGGATGAAGCACACCGAGAACAAATCAGAACGGGAAGCCCCGCTTTCTAAGAGGAAGATATGAGCTTCAATAGCAAAGACACAAAAGGTTACTGGGCGGTCAACGGAACTGCGCTGTACAAGCCGCAGGGGTGTGAAATCACGCATGAGAACTATGTCGGCTCCAACAGTGGCCGCACAGAGGATGGCGTGATGCACATTGATTGGCTGCGCCGGGACTTGCGCAAAGTCACAATCAAATACAATGCCATGACAGGGAACGAAATGGACGAGCTTGTGGGGCTTGTTCAGGGCAAAGAATATACCGCAACATTCAGAGACAGGGGAAAGACATGCACGATGTCTGCTTATACAGGTGATTGCAAATATGAACTGTACAACGAAACCTTGTGTTCAAGCGAGGGCGGATTATACACCGATGTTTCCTTTGACATGGTAGAGATGTAAAGGAGGGAAGAATCAATGCTGAAAAACCTGATTGTCAAAAGCGATGGGACAGAGATTGATTCTTCCCTTATTTTGTCTTGCACATTGACGCAGACCTTGAATTCAGGCCAGGAATTCACGATTGGAAGCGCATGCACAGATGAAATAGAGGTCGAATACCTTGCGCAAGATGACAATCTTATTGCAAAAGGCGATGTGCTTACGTTGTACTGGGTGAATGACAGCGGCACAAAAACAAAAGTCGGCATATATTATTGCGAAAAGCCAAATTATCAGGGGCTTATGCGGGAAATATCCGGCACAAGCACGGTTTATAAAGTAGTCGCCTACGACACCATGTCCAAGCTGGATGCGGACTTCTCCGGCTGGCTGCGGGCCAATCAGGCGCAGTTCCCCAAAACTATCTGGCAGCTGGTTCAGCTGGCCTGCCAGCGGGCGGGGGTCGCGCTTGCCAGCAGCAGCCTGCCCATCAATGGCAGCTACAGCGTGCAGGCGTTCTATGCGGATGACCTGACCTGCCGCCAGATCATCTCCTGGGCGGCGGAAGCGGCAGGCTGCTATGCCCACATGAACGCGGACGGCAAGCTGCAATTCTTGACCTACACAGACAAGCGCAGCACCGCCAAAATTACCCCGGACGGTGCCAGCAACAGCACCGCCTACTATGCCGACAGTTTGAGCTATGAGGACTACACGGTCAAGGCCATTGAGAAAGTCCAGATCCGGCAGTCGGACAATGACGTGGGGGTGATTTACCCCGACAGCACCACTGCCACCAACACCTATGCAGTGCAGGGCAACCTGCTGCTGACAACCGGAACCGAAGCCAACCTGAAAACCGTTGCCCAGAACCTGTACAACGTGCTGAAAAGCGTGACGTACACCCCCTGCAAAGTATCG